ATGAGTTTTGGACAAGGCTATAAGCCAATGCAAAAGACCGTGCTTGATTGCGGTATCTATATGGCAAGGATTAAGAGTGTTGAGCAAGGCTACTGGAAAAGCGGACAAGCAAAAGTTGATGTCATACTGGAAGTGAAAGGCTTTAGCGGTTGTCAGCCAAACAGAATTGTACTGTCAGATATGCCAATGAAACCATACGGACGAGCTACAGTGGAGCAGTTGCAGACATCGTGGAACATTTCTATGACAGAGTTTTTTGACGCATTTGGAATTCAGCGCGGAGATTTCAATTTTCAAGACTGGTATGGAAAAATCGGGACAGTTACTTGCAGACCGCAGAGAAACAACAGCAAATACAAAGAGCTTGTAGCAGGCGAACACGATTTTAGCCCGCCACAGAACCAAAACACACAAAACGCACCTACACAAAGTCAACAGCAAGCGAACTATCCAAACGACAATTGGAGCAATTGCCCACCGCCCGACGACTGGAACATCCCGAATTATCCGCCATATTGAGAAGCGGAGAAGATAAACAAAAGCGCGTTAAGTCGTTAAATATGCTTTTTGTTTTTTGATTTTTTTCAACTATGATTTTTTTTGTAGACTGTTGTTTTTGTCCCTAATTATTGAGAGCCACTTGGGCAACAGTCGAACCTAGTGTCTACAGGGCGGCGCGGAGACGACACACTCGTGTGATAAACGATGATACAGCGAGGCGCGCCACAAGCTATATTGTGAGAGAGTGTATCTAATAGGCGGATTATAGATAAAAGTCTATCCCTTGTCAGCGACGGCAGGAAGCTCGAAGAAAAACTTTTTGAATGTTTGAGATAGTCGCTTAAGGTGTCAAAATCCTAATACGCAAAACTTTTTTGCATATCAAAAAAAGTCGTGCGTATAGGGGTTTTTTGTCCCTTAAGCTCAAACAAAAAGCTAGATAATACATATTCTTAATACTATTAAGGAGATAAAGCAATGTTTGATTTTAAAGTTATTGATGATATTGAAAAAGTATCAGAAAGAAGCGCACGCAAAGCGTATTTTTTGACATTATCCAAACAGTTTTTTGAAGAAAGCGAAAGACTGTATGAAATGGCAGAAAAATATAAACGATATGCGGCAGGAATAAAATAATTTTTTTCTTGACATTTTATAACTTTTTTTACGAGTTTTTTTAAACTTGTTGCTATGGCAGAGAAGAAGAGCGATAGCGACAAGCTAAAAGAAATCAAAAGCAGATTTAGCCAACTGGAAGAAGAGCGCAGACGTTTTGAAAGTCGCTGGATTACAGCACAGAATTACACAAGCGCGAGTGTTTACGACTGGGAGAACCTAGACAGCATACCGAGCTTGCCTAAACGCTTTTCGTCTAGTCCGTGTCATTATTTATCATTGCTTGTGAACGGGCTTGTCGGCTATTCAATCAGCCCAAATATTGTTTGGTTTAAGTTGTCGCTTGAAGACTTTTCGCAAGTGTCGCTTTACGGCGTGAAAGACTGGCTAGAACAAGTCGAAGAGATTATGACAGCCGAGTTCAAGCGAAGCAATCTTTACAGCCAAGCCGAGAAGATGATAAAAGACGCTGCAACAATCGGACACGGCGTTATGCTTTGCGATTACGACATTTCAAGTCAACGCTTGCGATTTACCACAGAACGCCCGAATGAAATCTACCTTGATTGTAATTCTTTTGGAGAAGTGGACACGGTTTACAGGCGGTTTTTGATTACCTTGAGAAATGCCGTTGAGTTTTTCGGACTGGACGCACTCGACGAAGACAGGCGGGAATCCTACAAAAACGTGAACCGCTGGAATGACAAAATCGAGATTTTGCAAGCGATAGAGCCGAGAGCCAACCGCGACGCAAGCAAACCCGACGCAAAAAATATGAAATACGCTTGCTATTTCATCGACGTAAGCAAAAACAAAATCATTCAAGAAAGCGGATATATCGAAAACCCTTTTGCAGTGTTTCAATGGAATCAGATTGCGGGTTTTGCCTATTCAGAAAGCCCCGTACAAGGCGCAATGACAGACATAAAGGCGTTGAACATTATGGAAGAAACACGCCTTAAAATTGCGCAAACGTCAGCAGAGCCACCAATGCAAGTGTCGGACAGTGTGCGCAACTTGTCGCTAGTCCCCGCAGGCGTTACTTATACAAAGAAAGACGAGCAAATACAGCCAATCCGAACGGGCGAGAATTACCCAATCGCACTTGATGTTGTGCAACAGAAACAGCAGGAAGTGAAAGACTGGTTTAATGTCGATTTCTTTTTGATGTTGCAGCAGAAACAGGGACAAATGACAGCCACCGAAGTTATGGAATTGCAGGGCGAAAAGGCGGCTATTCTGTCAAACTTGATTGTCAATCTTAATAGCGCATTGCAGAAAATCATTTCACGAAGTTTCAATCTTTTAATGCAGAACCACAGATTACCACCGCCACCGCTTGCCTTGCAGAACGCAATGAACAACGCACAAATGAAAGTCGATTTTGTGGGAACGCTTGCACAGGCACAAAAGAAGTATCACACAATGGGAGGACTTGCAAACGCAATTCAGACCGCCGCACCAATAATGCAGATGTACCCGAACAGCGCGGACTTTATCGACGCAGACGAGCTTATGAAACGAGCCCTGGAAGGACAGGGAATGCCACAGGCGATTATCCGAGAAGACAAAGACGTTGAGAAAATAAGACAGATGAGAGCCGAGCAGGAGCAAGCCGCACAGCAACAGGCACAGCAGGCACAAATGCTTGATACGATTATGAAAGGCAACACCACAAAAGCACCAGAGCAAGGAAGCGTGCTTGACGGATTGAATAAACAGCTTGCAGGAGGCTTGAGCCAATGAACAGCCATTACACAATACCCAAAGGCGAAAGCGACAGGGAATACAACGAGAATGTGAAAAAGACATTTCAGGAAGTATTCACGAGCGAAAAGGGCGCGGCAGTGTTGAACATTCTTTTGAATGATATGCACGTTTTTGAAGAAGTGCATAGCGCGGAAGAAGTCGCATTGAGAAATTACGCAAGATTTTTTCTTTTGGAAAGATTAGGCGTAGCAGATAGTATCGCAGTTACAGACGCAATTTTAAGCGGAATTGTGAAAAATTAAGGAGTTCCAAATGGAAAACAACACACCCGAAACAAAAGGGCAGACACCCGAAGAGAAAGGGCAGATACCCGAAACAAAAGGGCAGACACCCGAAGAGAAAGGGCAGACACCCGAAGAGAAAGGGAACATTCCCGAAGAGAAAGGGCAGATACCCGAGAACAAAAACTTGCCAGATTTTGCAAAAACCTTGCAGGAAAAAGCAAAAGGGCAAGAAAAAAGCGAGCCAAACAAAGAAAACGAGCCAAAAACAGATGAGTTTTCACAATGGCTTGAAAAATTGCCCGCAGAGATGACAGACGAGCAGAGCGCGAGCTTTTGGCAGAAAATGGGAAGACCCGACACCGCCGACGGCTACGAGCTGCCAAAAGACGACAACTTGAACTTCAAGCAGATTGCTTTTGAAAACAATCTGTCAAAGGCACAGGCAAAAAGCGTGTATGAGAGAATCAGCAATGCGGGCTTGGAGTTTTTGAAACGACAGCAGGAAGCCGACGAAAAGCAGATTGCAGAAACGGAAAAGTTTTTGCGCGACACATACGCTGACAAGTACGACGAGAAAATCACGCTTATGCAGAAAGGCATTGAAGCTTTTGGCGGCGTAAGTCTTTTGAACAAATTGAAGAGTTCGGGGCTTTTGTTTGATAAAGACATCGTGCAGCAGTATATCGCAATCGGGGAAATGACAGCGGAAAGCGGAAGTTTTTCCAGAGGAGCGAACGGCGGCAAAGACGGATATGTTAGCCCGCTTGACGGCGGACTTTTGAAATTCTAAGGCACAGCCTTATTTGAAAAGGGATTAACGCTCAAAAAAGCGTAAGGAGATAATATGCCAGTTTTGACATTGTCAGACAGATTGACAGCCGCAGAGCTTGTGAAGCGCGGAGGATTTACCGACGACCAGAGGGCGATTGTCGAGGTAATGAGTACAACAAATGAATTGCTTTACGACGCGCCAGTTGTGCAGGCAAACGAGGGAACAACGCATACGCACGTTGTGAGAACTTCACTTCCACACGGACAGCACAGAGCCTACAATCAGGGAGTGAAGACGGCAGCAAGCGCGACAAAGACCGTTCACGACGTTATCGCAGAGCTTGGAGCATACAGCGAAATTGACGTACGACTTGCACAGCACGCCCCGAACACACAGGAGTTTTTGACGCAGGAAGCCGTCAGCTTTATTGAGGGACTCGGACAAGACCAGGCAAACGATTTTGTCTATGGCAATAATGCAAAAGACGGTGCTTGCATTAACGGCTTTGCAACAAGAAGAGCCAAGATTGACAATCAGCTTGTGCTTGACGCAGGAGGCACGGGAAACAATCTTACTTCAATCTACTTGATTAAGTGGGGACACAACGGCACAAAGTACATTATCCCGCGCGGCGCTAGCGGTATGGCAATCACACGCGACAACCGCGGAATTCAGGACGTTGAAGTCTACGACGCGGCAGGAAAGCCGACGGGCAAAATGAGAGCGTATGTTAATTACTTTGGCGTTGAATACGGCTTGAGCGTTGCAGACGAGCGCACATTGATTCGCATTGCAAACATTGACATTGACAGCACCAACGGAACGGAGCTTGTCAAATTGGTGATGAAAGCCGTAAACAAAATGCCAACGGGAGGCGGCAGTATTTCTCTTGCTTGCAACGGCGATGTAAAGACAATGTTTGACATTGCGGCAATGGAGAAAAACAACGTTGTAATGCAGATTTCAGACCCTTGGGGAGCGAACATTACCCAAGTTTGTAACGCACGCTTGCGCCGTGTTGACGCAATCACGACAACAGAAGCGCAGATTAAGGCATAGCACACAAGACCCCGCCCGACAAAAAGAGCGGGGGAATAAATTTTACAAGGCGCAAAGCGTAAGGAGATTTTATGGTAGGGCATAGCGATATGATGTTGACTTTTGGCACTCTTGACTTGAAGAGCGGAACGGCAGATTTTGCAAACACAATCGAGCCAAAGGAAAGCACGCTTGAGGGCTTTAAAGTTGCTGTTTCTTTTGGAAATGTTGCAACCGCCGCAGGAAAAGTGAAAATCACACTTTCGGCAAGCGAAGACGGAGGAGCGAACTTTTCGGAGGTAAGCAACACGGGAAACATTGCGGACTTTTCAAAGCCGTATTATTTGCTTATTCCAAGCCACAGCAAGAAGACGATTTTTAAGGCAGCGGCAACCGTTACAGGCACATTCACAGGCGGAACGGTAAAAGCCGAGGTTGACACCTACACAGGCGTTTAACACTCAAGGCGTGTTTTTCGGACACGGGGAAGTTATTAGAGTAACAACCCCGTGTCTTTCAGACTGGAAGAAAAAGAGGGGAAAAAGCTATGGAAATTGACAAAGGAATTGTAACAAGGGCATTGCAGAAAGCAGGGCAAGAGCCACTGACAGATGAAGAAATTGAAAAGAACTCTACACGATACCGAGCGATTACTAGCTTTTATCTTTCAACGATTGAAGAAACACTTTCAACGACGGAATGGACGAGCCAGAAGACAAGAAAACGCTTGAGCCGAGCCGAGATTGAAAACTTTTCTAATTATGATTATGTGTATTCATTGCCCATTGATTGCGCAAAGGCAGAAGAGCTTTTAGACAAAGAAGAGTTTATTATTGAGGGCAGATTTTTATACACCAACAGCGCGGACGCTGTTTTAATGTATGTGTCTAATCATAGGCACAATTTTTTTCATTTTGAGCTGGACGCAGAGGGCAATTTGTATGCAGTCAACGAAAAAGACGGCGACAACACAAAGCATTTTGAACTTGATGAAAACGGCGATTTATACGCAATCGATATTGTAGATGATGAGTTTGAAAAAGAGATTTCAGACACAGACGACGAGGGAAGAGAAACAGGGACAACACATAAAGAAATAATTTTGCCAGAAGACTACGAGCGCGACTTTAAGGCGGAGAAAAACAGCGTAAAAGGCGGAATTGATATTAGCTACAAGTGCAATGAAGACGGAGAATTTAGGGCGGATTATAACAACATCACGGACGACCCGCTTTTGACACAGTACATTGAAACCCGCCTTGCAAGCAAAATCGCGCTTAAAATCACGGGCGACAAAGGTTTGTATCAGACACTTTATAACGAAGCGCAAATGGCAGAAGCGCGAGCGGTTGACGTTACACTCATTCATTCAAAGAGCAGGCGAAACGGCAATGAATATTGGACGGAGCGTTTAGGACTTTCGGATATTTAACGGAGAGCGGGAAAAATGCTAATCACGAACTTTTCGAGCGGAGAACTTTCAGAAAATCTTTACGGGCGCGTTGACTTGCCACAGTATCAGCAGGCAGTCGCAACGATGAAAAACTTTGAGGTAAACCCGACAGGCGGAGCGTATCGGCGGGTAGGTTTTCAACGTGTCGGAAGATTGCACGGGCAATGCCGCTTGATTCCATTTATCATTGACAAAGACAACAATTTTATTATTGAGTTTTGCCCAGAAAAGATTTATTTTTGGAAAAACGACGAAGAAATATTTGAAAGCATTGAAAGTCCATATAAAAGCATTGCGCAAATAAACGCCATTCAATACGCGCAGGATTACGACAGACTTATTTTTGTTGAAGAACACAATGCGCCGCACGAATTGAAATATGATTTTATCAACAATGTTTTTGTTTTCGGGGCTTTAACTTTTGACTTTAGCCCAGACGTTCAGCTCGATGATGATTTCACAGACGAAGCAAAAGACATAAATATTGTTTATGTATGCAAAAAACGCGCCGACGGCACAACAGAGCCAATGCCACAGGCGGAAAAATGGAAGTATTGCGTAAGATATGGACATCTTTATAAATCGACGGGGAGCGCGTGGAAGAACACAGACGCAGAAGACAGCGCAGTTTTTGAGGACGACACCGACAGCAGAACAACAGGCTATGAGAAAAGCGGCATTTTTAAGAGCGCGGGAAATTACCCGTCAGCAGTTGCATTTTTTAACAATCGCCTTTACCTTGCGGCAACTATCGGCGAGCGGCAAAAAGTTTATGCAAGCTGCACTCCAGACACAAAGGGCAACCGCTACACACAGTTTCACACATATCAGCGATATATAACTGTTGAAAAATGCGTGAAAGATTGTGATTTACATTCTTTTTCGGGAGATATTAAAAAAGCCCACGTTTCAAACGATACAATCAAAATCACATATTGCAGCCAAGATTTTACAAAAGAGGGGACTTTTTCGGACGACATCACAAAATACTATGTGTACAACAAAGACTATTTGCCAATCGGAACAATGGTGAAACGCATTTACAAAGAACCAGACGGCACAATCACAATTGAATGTACAAACCCAGCCACAAAAAGCAAGGTGATTTCTTTTTTTCCAACTTTTGAGGAGATAAAGCGAAAAGACAACGGCGAGCCAGAAAAGGACAGCAACGGAAATATTCTTTATGTCAGCGGGACAAAAGACGTGTTGAACGTCGTGTTTTCTCTCCAGAAGTGGAAGACACCGACGGACGCAAACGGAGATGATTTTGAATACAAAGTTGTAACGTCTAAAGCGGTAACGGCGGATTGCAGCTTTTCTTTCGAGCTTGCGAGCGACCAGAACGACGCTATTAAATGGCTTGCAAGCGGAAACTATCTTACAATCGGCACAGAATCGAGCGTGTGGAATGTCAGCGCGGAAGTATCGGCTCTAAACATATCCGCAATGCTTGATTGCAGGAACGGGAGCGACAGCATACAGGCGCACAGAATCGACAGCGCAATTGTGTTTTTTGCTCAAGGCAAGCACGGAATCCGCGAGTATTACTACAACGCGGGACAAATGGCTTTTCAGACAAACAACATTGCGCTTTTTGCAGAACACTTGCTTTTTGAAAGCCCCGCAGTTGATTTCGATTATCTTTCTAATCCGTATCACAAAATTGTGATTACACGCGAGGACGGGAAAATCGCGTGTATGCTTTATGACAAAAACAACGGCATTATGGCGTGGTCCAGAACAGAACACGCAATCGGGCTTTTCACATCTTGCGCTGTTGTCAGAGGAAACGCCGAACATGATATTTTGTATCAAGCGGTAAAGTACACCACGACGGACGGCGAGGGAAACAAAACAGATGATTATTTTTTGGAAAAGCTAGACCCAAACGAGAAAGTGTATCTTGACAGCTACACGCCGTACACGGCAGAAACTCAAACGAACGACTATTTTCAAGACGCTATTGTTTATGCTGTTGAGCAAGACAAAGAATACACAATCGAGGAAGCAAAAGAGAAAATCAAAGAGGGCGAAAAAGCTTTTATCGGCTACAAATACAAAAGCACACTTGTTTCTTTGCCAGTAATCGGACACGAGCCGAGCGGGAAAAAGCGTGTTGTAAATCTGTTGATTAGGTTTTCAAAGTCGTATTTTCCAGTTTTGAAATGTGATGAAAAAACAGAATACTTTTACGACGAACAAGAGCCGTTTTCGGGGTACAAATACATTGATTATCCGCAGAACAGCGCCCGCGATGTAAACTTTTGCATTGAGTTTGAAGACGCGAAGCCGTGCAATATTTTGTGCATACAGGCGAATATAGCATAATCGGGAGAAAAGAAAATGGCGGGAGAATTTGGAACAGGCGCAGGAATTGGAGCGGGAGTTGGTGCAGCATACGGCGGCTCAATGGGTGGTTTTGTCGGAGCTGGTATTGGTGCAGTTATAGGTGCAGTAATTGGAGCTTGTACTTATTTAGCCGATTTTGACAGCAACAAAAAAGCATTGAAAAAACAGATACACAAAATTGAAGAAAACCGAGATAATTATCTAGCTTTACTTGATACAAAATGGGACATATCCAAAAAAGACGCATTGCAGAGTGCAGACCGTCAAGACGTGTACACAACACGCGACGAAGAGCGACTAAACGACAGTACGAACCTTGAATTAAAGCAGCTGCAATTACAGCAACAGCAGAACGCGAACGCCGCCAATTTGCAAGCGCAACAAAACAGCGCACAGCACGGCGCGCGCCTTGCCCAGATTGCAGCGAGCGGAACTAGAAACAGCACAATGACACAGGCGGCAGAAATGCAGAATCAGCAAGCCGCAGAACAGCTTCAAGCCACGGAGAACAACGCACGGCAAGCAACAGACTACACGCAAAGGCGAATTATCAACAACTTTTTGCAGAGCCAAAACAATATCCAGAAGCAGCGCGATAGTGCAATGGAAACCCGCGAGCAATTCGCACAAGGCGGAGCGGACAAGTTTCACGGCTCAACTTTTGCCGCGGACGGCTCAAAGTATCAGCTTTATAAATATCAGAGGTGGTATGACAAAAACCAATTTGACACGGCAATTGATGAACTTAAAGACCAATATCACGAAATGACATCAGCCGCGGGATTTTGGGGAGGCTTGGGAAAGTCGCTTTTTGGCGGAAGCACGCAGAATTTTGGCGGAGGGTATCAAATCGGAACATCAGTCGGCTTTTTGTGGGAAGGCAAGGGCAAATAAAAGGAGATTTTGAAAAATGGCAGAAAATATTTACGGTTACGGCAGAACAGGCGCGGCGAAATTGTGGGACGTTTTTTCCACGGTAACAAACGAAGCTATAGGAACGGGCGCGTATGCAGTAAACACTCTCGGACAAAAGCAGCTTGATTTTGATACAAAGCATATGCAGTTGCAGCTTGAAAGGGACACGGACGAGTTTTTGCAAGGGCTTGAGCAAAGAAATGATTATGAAAACTTTGACAAAGATTTAAACGATTTTTTGCAGACAAAACGAAACGGACTTTCTGACAAAAACAGTGCGTATTATGCCAGAAACGCAAACACCGCCGAAGCATTCGACAACATTTTGCAGGGTAACTCAAACGCACTTAAACAGCGTGTTGCGGCTAAAGTGTGGAATATGCAAAGAGCCGACAACCGCGTAAAACTCAACAACGATTTAACGCAGGTGATGAACCGCGAAATTATGCCGTACCAAAAAGACGAGGCGGGAAACGACATTGCAGGAAGCGGCTATAACTACAGCGACCGCCAGAAAGACGCTATGGCTTTAATTGCAAGCGCAACACAAGCAGGATATTTTAACGAAGCCGAAGCCGACGAGCTTTTCAAAACCACGTTTTCAGAAAATCTTACAGCACAAACAGACTCTCTTTATTATGATTTTGCACGGAAAAAACCGAAAGCACAGCCGAGCGAAATTCAAAAAATGGTTGATGATGAAATGAAAAAAAATCATCTATCAGCACCGAGTTACAAAGAATACATCACGCAGAAGCACGCGGAAGAAGACTATAAGGCGCAGAAAAAGGAATACGACAGGAAGCAGAAAGAAAAAGCCGATTTTGAAAAGGCGCACCCAGAAATAAAAATCCGGAAAGGCGAACAGCAATTTTTCAAAGGCGCGGACGGTGAAATGTCAGAGGGAGCAGAGAAGCTACGGGGCATATTTGGAGCGAGCGCAATAAAAGAGCCAGAGAAGCCAAAGACGTTTGAAGAAAAGAAAGCCGAGTATGCAGAGCAAGAAGCAAACGGCACGGCAGACCCAGAGAAAAAGCCTACAGACCTTTTTGACGCGACCGACCGCGACAAAGCACTCAAGGCGGGAACGATACAGGCACAAGGCAGAATTGAAAAAGCGCAGATTGAGCAAAACAATAAATACATAATGGAAAACGAGAAACTCACAACGGCGTTTTATAAAGCGTCAGCGCAAAAAGGCGGAATGTCAGACGGCGACTACAACACGCTAAAACAGAGCATTGAAAAGCAAATTGACCGACTGGAGAACGACGAAAACAATTTTACAATGAGAGAGGGCGACCGCAGAAGCAGAATTCGTGAATTGTATTTGCACTTGCGAAACCTTGAGCAAGAACACGATTTCGCAACAGGCAGAAGAAGCGGAGGAGGCGGCGGAAGCGAAAAAGAAATAAGGCTTGAGTACAACACATTTATGAATCAGTGTATTGATATGGCAGAAAGTTTTGTTAAAAGCGGACAGTGGACAGCAGAACAGGCGCGGCAATTTGTGTCAGAGCGGAGCGAATACGCCAAGAAATACGGACGCGGAACAAACAACGAAGTAATCACGCGAAACGGCGTTAGAATCGCGGATATGTCAGACGATGAAAAGTTAATGCTAGGAGATGAAACAGATAAGATTTTTAGCCAGAAAATCACAGATAAAGTGTTGAAAATCTTTGAAAACAGCCCGTATTATTCAGACATCAGAGCGCAAGCCGACAGCGTTATAAAAGATATGAAAGCGAACCCAGAACTTTACACCGACGGCGCAATGGCAAAGTTTGATACGGCAATGACAAACATTTATTTTGATTGCTACAACAAAGGCGACATTGACTACAAGGCAATAAAAGAAAGAGTGCAATTTGCAAAAGATTGCTTGTTTTTGGAGGGAGCAGAAAAACGTATGCTTATGCCGAGCAAAGACGGAGAAGTTGAAACTTTCAAAAATGACAAAGTTTTGCTTTTTGGTGAAAACTACACGAACCCGACAGAAAAGAATGTTGCTACGATGATTAAGACACTGGAAGACATCAACGACGGAGCAATCCACGACCGCAGGAACGGCAAAGACATCTACTTGAACGACGCACAGAAAAAAGGCGCGGAAGAAACAGCAAGCATTTTGAAAGCACAATTTATGCGCGATATGGGAATCGGGAAAACGGAAGAAGTCGGAATTGCATTTAAGAAAAACGGCACAGACCCGACATTTACGCCACAATTTGAATATAAAGGCAACGTGTACGAATTGAGGGCAAAAGAGGACGAGGACGGAAAGGCGACAGGCTACGAAGTCTACAACGTAACCAAAAAGAGAGCCGAGAACATAACGCACAAGCAATTAGGCGACGAGCAGAAAGACGCAACGCAAAAAGCAAAGCAGGCAAAACAAGAGCGAAAAGCCGTTGAAAAGAAAGTAAAAGAGGAAAGAATCGAGGAAGAAGACAGAAAAAATAGAGAAGCAATAAAGAGAAAACTTGAAGAAGCAGGATATTAAAAGCAGCTTCAAAAACTCAAAATCGGCGGGAACTTTTCAGAAGACCGCCGATTTTTTTATGTAAGGTAACCGATTGCCTAACATAAAAATGTTAAGAATTGTTAAGAAGTTTTTTCTAGCCCGAAAAGGTTTAAGGGTTTAATCAGAAGAACCAATAAAGGCTTTAGCGCGAATTGCAAAAAATGCTTGATAATTATATCATTTACGATATAAAGAGGAAACAATGGACGACTTTGAAAGACACTTAAATGAAATGATGAAGAACCCAGACTTTAAAGAAGAGTACGAAACTTTAGAGCCAGAATATGCGATGATACGGCAAGTTATACAGGCGCGAATTGATAAGAAAATGACACAAGAAGAACTTGCACTTAAAGTTGGAACAAAGCAAAGCAACATTGCGCGTTTTGAAAGCGGCAGGGCGAATCCGTCATTTAAGTTTATCCAGAAAATAGCGCGTGCACTTGATACGCCTATTTCAGTAACTTTTATGTAAAATATTTATATAGTGTCAATTCTGTTTTGAGTTGACACTTTTTTTATGCAAAAAAAATATTTTTTTTTTACAAAATCGATTTTATAACTTTTTATTGACTTTTCTTTAATCTCTTTTTTCTATGAGAAACAACAGCGAAACAAAGTTTAGAGAACAAGAGCAATTTTTGCTGAAAAAGTTGGAACCAAGGCGAAAGCAAGAAATTGTGCCTTGCCAGACTTGCGAAAACTTGCAATTGGAATTAGACGAAAAAGGACGTTTTTTTTATATTTGCAAAAAGAACCCGAACAAAAGATTTTACTTTAAAAAGTGTAATCTCGAAGAAAAATTGCTTGATTTTTGCAATATGCAGGAGGCGGAAAGATGATTTTTATTTTTTTTGTAGCAGGACTTATGATTGCTATCGGGTTAATTATTTTTTTTGCAAAAGAGTTGAAAGAATCAAATCACGAAATTAAGGCTTATTTATGCGCTGGAGCAGAAAGAAACTTGGAACAAGCGACTTCAAAACCGCGTGCGAGTTTTGGAACAAGAAATAACACTGAAAGCACAAGAGGAGAAAGCGAAATGAAAAAAGGACAGCTTGAGAGCGGAGTTTTGCACGATTGCTTGCGCGTGATGAAAGAGCGCGGGATTTTTTGCTGGAGGCAGAACACAGGCGCGTTCAAGGTGGAAAATCGCTTTTTCCGCTCAAGCCGCGCGGGAGTGTCGGATATTCTCGGCGTAATGCCGAACGGACGCTTTATTGCTGTTGAATGTAAGCGCGAAATCGGCGGGAGAGTGTCAGACAAACAGTGGGAATTTTTGGAAGCAGTAGAGAACAACAACGGAATTGCTTTTATTGCTCATAGTGGAGAAGAACTTGCAGTTTTTCTTGACAAAGTGCAGCCACTTCTTAATATTAAAATGTGAAACAGGAGGAATAGAAAATGCTTGAAACACAAGATTTTATTGAAAAAACATTGCGCGAGCAATTCGAGATTAAAGAGCTTCTTTCAGCTTTCGACATCGTTTATATCGGCGACGATTACGATAAAGCGTGTTCTAATATGGGAAATATAGCAGTTGAGCGATACGGGCAGGGAGGGAATTTTCACATATCGCCAGAAAATATGGAAATGGCTTTTGAGCAAAACAACAAAATTGTTGCTTATGTCGGGGAAAACTTCACGGCAGACAAAGGCGAATACATCGCGCTTGTTTTGAAAAAGGCGGAATGAATGAAAAAAAGTGAAATTGATTTAAGCAAGACGGCAGAAGAAGCATTTAATATTGCAATGAAAAGAGCCAGAGCCGAGCAGATAAAAACGCCGCTGAACTCTTTGAACTCTCTAAAGCATTGCGCAAGCGAAGTTGCAGAAGCTGTTGACGCTTTTAATATGTGGTATTGCGCAGGATTTTTTGCACAAGCAAATGAAGATGAAATGACACGGAGAAAGCAGAAATTCGCGCTTGAGATTGCGGACATTTTAATGTGTGTTTTGACCATTTCACACGCGGAAAAAATCGACATTACAGCCGCATTGCTTGAGTGTTTGGAGAAGAACAAAGCGCGAGTTAATCTGTAAACAGCAGTAAAGCGCGGGAAGAAATCGGGAGAAAAAAATGCTAAAAGAGAGCAACAACGCAGACCAGAAACTTATTGTCGGAAGCCTTGAGGTTTTGACCGACATTAAAAATCACGGCTTGGACATTATCAAATCGACTGTGAACGAATTGCAGAACGAGCAGAAAACCGAGAAGCAAAAAACAGCTGATTTTTATGCGGCAATGGCAGAAGACGGCATTATTACCCCGATTGAGAAAAAGACGCTCAAGAGCGAGCTTAACACGATTGAGCGCACCCACGCGGCTATTCTTTCGGACGCGGAGAAAAACAAATGCAAGAACATTGAGGAAATCAAAAACTATGAAAATCTTTTTGGATATTTGATTGTTTATCTTTACAGCAATTTGAAAGTGTTTGACAATCCGAGCGAGAACACACAGATTGACAAAGAAGAGTTCAACCGCGTTTTTTCTGATTACTACACCGCAGAAAAAGCCGCAATTAGCAGCATTGACCGAAAAGAAAGCCACGATTACGCAACGCAAGAAGACATTAAACACCACACAGCAACGTATCTTGGTTCAATTTCAAAATTGCCCGAAACGCTACATTCTGATTATGGAATCGGCGATTGGTTCACTTGGAGCGGAGCAACAGAGGACTGCGAGATTGCAAGCAACGGGAAACTGATTAAAGGGCATATTTACAAGCAGATTTTCATTGACGACGCGACGCACTGGCAAGAAGTAAACCCCGCCGAAAAGGACGCGCAGGGCTTTAATGTTCACAGTCAAGAGATTATGACAGCATTAAACGACATTTTGAGCTTGAACGACGCGAAAGACGGATATTTTCAGAACGTTTTTGCAAGTTCGTTTTTTGCGGCAAGTGCTGTTATTGAAAGTTTGAAAGTGCATTTCTTGCGTGTTGCAAACGACGGAGCATTGCAGACGGACAACTACGAGCCGAGCAAGCAAGGCTGGATTATCACGGACGAGCAGGGCGCAAAAGAAAAGAATCTGAAATATCCCGTTGAGTTTATGTGTCCTTTGCATATTGGAAACAAAACAGATGTTGCAAGTGTTATTGATGGCAATGTAACTTTTTCGGGTAATGTAAGTCTAGGCAGTTCAACAACTATCGGAAAAATGTATATGAGTTCATTTCCCTTAATTTGTCAAGGAAAGAAAATTAATTATAAAGTGCCTGGATATACAAACTATAATGGAGGAGATGATTATTTGTTAGCAGAATATAGAAACCTTGACCCAACGCGAAGTTGGATATTCAACAGCGGAAGTAAAATAAAAGCTATAAAATTTATAACAAACGCGGATAAGAGAAGAGATTGGAAGCGAGATTCAGAATATAAAACTACTATATTTATTTATGTAATTTATGCTAATCAAAATTCTTATACCAAAGTATTTGAAAATGAAAACGGAGGTTGGCACGATGACCCGAAAGTTCCTGACGTGCCAAGTTTTGGCTTATATTATCCACAAATTAAAATTCAACCATATGTAAAATGGGCGGGGTTACCGTTACCACAAGACTTTTCAAAAAATTATTTACCTAATGGGGTTGTTTATCAAGAATCTAACGGTAGCATTAGAGTTTATCAAGGCGGTGCAGGTGTGAAACAAAAAAAACAAGCAGACGGAAGCGTTTTCGCGTACGTTTGATTTAGCCTTCGAGTTTGATTTGAAGCCCCGCTTTTGCCAGAGTGCAGGAGCGGGATTTTTTATGCAAAGTATGGTTGATAATACAATATAAAAGTTGTATTATCAAAATATGGGAATGACAGCAAAACAAGTAATGAAGATATTAAAAAAGAACGGCTGGAAGCTAGCCAGAATAAACAGCTCACATCATATTTTTGTAAAAGAGGGGTGCGAGCGACCAATCCCAGTTCCATTTCACAAAGGCAAAGACGATAATTTAGGAGATTTTGCAAGGGACATTTTGAAAGAAGCGAACATAAACCCACAGACACTAAAGGAGGAAAAACAATGACTTATAATTGCGACATCACGGAAAAAGACGGAAAATTTGTTGCTCAATTCCCAGATATGACAAATGTTTTAACTTACGGAGCAACAGCACAAGAAGCGCAGAAAATGGCAAAAGACGCACTCGACGGCGTACTTGCTGTTGATATTGAGTGTGGTTTTTCAATTCCAGAGCCAAAGTATAAGGGCGGTTATTCTGTGGAAGTATCGCCAAAAATTGCTTTTGCTATTGAATTGCGAAAAGCCCGCGCGGGACAGTCGCAGAAAGATATTGCGGCAAAAGTCGGAATGTCGCAGCAACAGTATCAAAGACTGGAAAACCCACGAAAAACAAACCCGACACTTGAAACGCTTTACAAGTTGCAAAAAGTTTTTAATCGGCAGTTTTTGGCATTGTAACGGAATAAAATATGAATGAGATTGAAACACCGACTATTGCGGAGATTTTGCGCGAAGAGTTTTTAGAGCCGTTTGGACTTTCAGTATATGCACTTGCACAGGGCTTGAACGTGCCAGTATCGCGTATGCAGGATATTTTGAACGGAAAGCGAAAAATCACGGCGGATACATCTTTACGACTTGCACGTTTTTTTGGCGTGTCAGATGAATATTTTTTGCGCTTGCAGAATGATATTGATATTAGAAACGCCCGACTAAAGAACGCAGAGAAGATTTTAAAAATCATTCCTTTTGCACAGCGAAAACCGCAGGAAAAACAACAACGCGCATAGTTGAAAACAAAATGCAAGAGGAGAAAACAAAAGTGTCAATTCAGTGTTGAGTTGACACTTTTTTTATGCAGAAAAATATTGATTTACTGTGAATTATAGTTTACAATAGTAATATATGGAAGTAAGGCAAACAGATATTTTCAAAAAATGGTTTACAAAACTGAAAGATAAAACTGCAAAATATGCTATAGGTCAAAGAATTGTTCGTATTTCAAACGGCAATTTTGGCGACAGTAAATCAGTTGGAGATAGCGTTTTTGAATTGCGCGTAGATGTCGGAAAGGGCTACAGGGTTTATTTTATGAATGAGAACGGGAAAATAATATTGTTGCTTGTTGGAGGGGATAAAAGCACCCAGCAGCGCGATATTGAGAAAGCAAAAGAAATGGCAAAGGAGGAAGAAAAATGTTAGAAACAACACCTTTTGATATGGCAGAGTATTTGAACAACGAAGAAGAGAGACAGGGATATATAGAATATATTTCACAAAACGGCACGGAAGAAGAAGTTTTGGAAGCAGTCGCAACAGTTGCACGAGCGCGAGGAATGACAAAAACCGCCAAAGACGCAGGAATTACGCGAGAGGGCTTGTATAAAGCTCTATCCCCGACGGGCAATCCGTCTTTTATGACAGTATGCAAAATCTTAAAGGCTATCGGATATAGGATTTCAATCACGCCGATTGAAAAGCAAAGTCTTGCTTGATAAGAAAACTTCTAGTGTCAATTCAGTGTTGAGTTGACACTTTTTTTATGCAGATTTTTTTCTAAAAAACGGTTTTATAACTTTTTATTGACTATTCTTTAATCTCTTTTTTTATGAGAGATTTCATTGTTCACCCAGAAGAAACAGAAGCACAGACACCAACAATTCCACAGCAGGATTTTTCACAGAAGCAGAGCGCAGACGATACACAGCCGCCGAGATTGCACGGCATTTTAGGACAGACACAGGACGCGGCAGAACAAGCACTTGAAGAGCGAGCCGAGAACAACGAACGCTACAGAATAAGCGTTGATGATGAAACATACAAGCAATTCAACAAGATTATTGCAAACAGCGACAACCCAGAAGAAACAGCCTACAAAATCGGCACGGCGCAAAAATACGCAGAAATGCTTGATATGCCGCTTGTTGACGCATACGCAAATCTTGACACATTGAACCGCGAATATTGGGGAGAGCATACAACAGCAAAAGGCGCGTTTAAGTCAGTTGTCGATATGCTCACAGTCGGAAAGAACAATGTAAAAATCGGAAATCTAGGAAACAAACTTGTTGACGCAGAGAAGAGAGGCGACACAGAACTTGTCGAAAAGTTGCTTGCAGAAATTGAAGCCGTGGAAAACGAGAGCGCGGCATATATGGACAACGGAACGCCGCGAGCGTGGATTACATCAACATTGCAGGCAGGAGCGCAGAGCCTACCATACACGGGCGCAGGCGTGGGAGCGGCAATGTTTGGCGCTTTTATCGGAGGCGCAGGAGGCGCGCTTGCGGCAGGTTTTGGAGCGTCAACGTATCTTGCACGCGGACAAGAATATGTTGAAATGCGAAAGAAAGGAATACGCCCAGAGATTGCGCGGAATGTTTCGCTTGTGGACGGAGCAATTCAAGGCGGAATTGAAACGGCACTTGATTTCACTTTAGGCGTTGTCGGAAAAAACATTTCAAAAGCAACAAAAGGATTGCGCGGAAACATCACGAGCGCAGTTTCAGAGAAAATCTCAAACACTATTGCAAAAAAAATCCATTTTGGAAGCGGCTTAAAAATTGCGACAAATTGGCTTGTACACGGAACAATGAACACTGCAAGCGAGGGCGCGGAAGAGTTTTTGCAGCAGACGACAGGCGACGTTTCGCAGAATGTAGCAATCAGCGCGGAAAACAAAGCAAGAGCCGAAGAACTCAAACAAGCATTGTCAACGCTTGAGGGCGAATATAGCGAAGCACTGGAAGACGAGCTTAAAAAAGCATACCCGCAACTTGAAGAAATGACTTTGAAAGAGATTGTCAAAGACAGCGCAAACGCTTTTGTTGAGGGAGCGAAAGGCGCGCTTGCACTCGGTATTTTCAACGCGGGATTGTCGGGAACAATGAGAAGCGCAAAGCTAAAGAGCGCAAAAGGCTTTATTGACCCATACGGAAATGTTGAAGAATACTTGCAAATCCGCAAAATGTCGGAAAATGTAAAATCCGAAGAAATGTTTTCAAACGCCGTCAAAGACAGTGCTGTTTTTGAGGGAATGAACGACGAGCAGAAAGCAAAGATTGTCAAACAGATTTTTGCAGAGGGACAAGCGCGAGCCGCCGAAGCCGAAGCCAAGACCAGAGCCGACATTGAAGAGAGCAAAGACACAGCCGACAACGCCGAAGCAAGCCCCGTAGATGAAACAGGAGAGAGAGCGGGAAAGGCTAGAGAATACCGAACGGAAACAGGCGGACTTTACACAGAGGAAGACACCCAGAGGAGAGCGGACGCAGACGACGACGGCAAAGCGCACGGGCGATTGCTTTTAGGCGACCCGACCAGACAATCGCTTTTGAAAGACGACGGCAACCGATACGGATATATCAATTATACGGTTGACGGGGACAATGTAACGATTGACGATTTCAAAATGACAGCAGGACGCGAGAAGCTCTCAAGAGAGTTTTTCGAGGATTTCGCGGAGAAATTCGCGGGAAAAAATATTGAATGGAATCCAAAACACGAAACAAATATAAAACTCAAAAACGAGATTATCCAGAACAACCCGAACGGAAAAGGCGCAGGGCTTAATTACTTTACAGCAGACACAATCGAGGACAACCGCGCCAGAATCCAGATTGCAAAGACAATCAGAGAGAATACAAAGAACTGGAGCGATGAGCAAGTTTCAGCAGGAACAGCACTTTTAACGAGCGCGGCAAGGGCAAAAGGCGTTAAACTTGCAGATTTTGTGAATAACTATTTTCATAACGGGCAAGTTATCACGAACAAAGAAAGCGACGTTTCAAACATTGCACAGGCAGCCGCCCAGCACGGCGCGACAATGGAAAATGTTTTTGGAGCAACGCAGCTTGATAAAGCAGGACGCGCAATTATCTATATTGGTGAACACGGCGACTTCAACACATTCTCTCACGAGCTAGGGCATTTTTTCAGAAAGACTTGTCTTGACGGAGAAACGCTTGCAAGCGCAGAGCGTGAATTCGGCGTTGACCAGAACACGCACCAATGGACGACAGCGCAGGAAGAAGCATTTGCAGACGGTTTCACGGATTATTTGCGCACAGGAAAAGCCAGGACAAAAGGGCTTGAAAGTCTTTATAAAAAGATAGCCGAGTTTATCGCAGACGTTTTTAGAGGATTGCAGGGACAAATTAAACTCAATGATAACATAAAAGCAGTTTATGATAGTCTTTTGGAAGACGACGGAAGCGGACTTGCGAGAGCCAGAAAGGCAGTAGAGAGCGCAAAGGCGCAGGAGATAGCGGAGAAGAGAGCGGCAAAAGAGCAAGCACAAAAAGAGAGCGAGCAGAAAAAAGCCGAGGAAGAAGCGAAGAAGACAGACGCAGAAAAAGCCAGCGAGAAAGCCGAGCGCGTTATTGCGGACTACAGCGCGACGACAGCGGAGAAAGCGCAGGCAGCACTTGAGAGCGCAACCGAGAACGCCCGCGCCGTGATGAGTGAGAAAGAGAAGAAAGCGGAAGCAGAAAGACAACTTGAAAAAGCGGGACTGTCAAAGAACAAGCGCAATCAGATTGTATATAACAGCTACAACGCATTGACGGAAGAACAGAAAGAAGCCGTCAAGAATGAACTTCTTTCAAGAGATTATAGTGAAATTGCAGACGGCATTTTTGCAGAATCGAGCAGACGGCAAGAACTCAAAAAAGAAGACTTTGAAAAAGAATTCAAGGATTGTCAGATTTTGCGCAAAATGGGAGCGGAAAAAGTTTATATGTTACCGCAACATTATAGCGCAAGAATTGACGGAACAACGGGAAATTGTGCAGATACAATTTGCTATTTTAACGGTAAAGAAGCGTTTGTTGAATTAAAGAATCTTAATAAATCCAATATTTCGAGCTTGAAATGGGAATATCGAAAATCATTAAAACAAGCTCCAAATGCTTTTATTGTTTATGATAATGAAATTTCAAATGATGAGATAAAAAGAGCAATAAACGGGGAAGTATGCGCAAAATTGCGAAAAGACGCAGATTTTACAGGCACTGTATATGTTTATAAATCTGTAAATGATGAGATTGTAAAAATCGACATAAAAAAACACGCGCTAGAAATGACTTCTAGCGCAGTGGGCTGGGCAAACTCCGAAAGTTTTAATGAAACGACAAGAGAGCCTCTCAACTCGTTTACAGATAAAATTTTAGCACAGCAGAATTCAGTTGTCAATAATTTTGTAGAAGAAAATGAACTTTTATTTCAGCTTGTGGGAAAACGCGGTTTTTCAAACCTTATGCAGCATTTTTCGCACATTGCAGGAACAAGCCACGACGTCAAAGAGCGCACTTTTGCAAACAATTTGAAAAACAATCTTTTGCAATTCGGCGTTATGAAACAGAACGGAGAATTGAACCAGTCGACGAAATACGCAGAGAACGGACGAATCAATGTGAATCTGTTTTCATTCTCAAAGCAGGGCGACGCGCTGTTGAAAGCGTTTAGCACTGGAAACGCACTTAAAGGACTTGACGAAAAGGCAAAAGAAAAGATTTTCGCTATCGGAGGAATCAAGCGAACTGAAAACGGGCAGTATCATATTGAATTGCCATTGCAGAAACTTTTGCTGGAGAGCGACGGCAAGGAAAACGAAACAGGAAAATATCTTTTCACGGCATACCCAGAACTGAAAAATGTTACAGTACAATTCGGACATTTGCAGGGCTTGAAGAAAGATATTTCTAGTATTGGTGTTTTGTCGTATTTGTCAGAGCATAACAAAATCGTTGTAACGCTTGAAAACAAAGAATACAGCGACGCGGAAAAAGCACAAGTTATTTCAATGGCAAAAGAGCAAATCTCAAAGCAGATTGACGCAATTATCCAGAACATAGAAGCGGACGCGGAGAAAAGAGAAGCGTTTATTGATTATGTAAAACAATCAAAGAATCTTATTGCGGGGCTTTTGGAGAAGCGCCCAGACTTGAACCCGCAGGAAATCCGCGAGCAGTTGAAAACAAACGCAATTTACAAAGAAGCCGTGAAAGCCGCCAAGAACGAATACAGCGCGCCCGTGTTGTTTCAGATAAGCAAAGAAACAAAGCAGAATATTGACGACGTTATAACAGCAGCGAATAGCGGAAACAATGAAAAGTTTGAGCGCACTTTAGGAAGTGTAACGCCAAAACTTGCAGAAATCGCAAAAGCTCACGGTTACAACATAGACGGCTATTCTCATTCACTAGACAATTACTTTATCAATCACCAGCGCAAACAACACGGCGACGCAAAGAAAGAAGCAAATCGCGGACAGATTGCTATTACAGATGATGATATTAGAAATATCCCGAATGTTTTAGCAAATCCGGATTTTATTATTTACGGCTCAAAAGTGAAGAACGGAAACCCCGCGATAACTTTTGTGCAGAATCAAGAAAATGCAACTGTTTTTGTAGAAGAAGTAAGGACTGGAAAGAAAAGGCTTTCAGCACAAACGATATATAAAACGGCTAGGACGTTCGATGTATCATCTATAAAAGACGCCCGCGAACTTTACGCCCAAAGCGACCCTAGCACAATTTCTATTGTAGATGTGAAAAATGAGATTGTCAACAGCGAGCGCAGGGAAAGCCCACTTTTTCAGATAATCGGGGAAATGGGAGCGGCGAACCTTGACGCGAGCGAGGAAGAGAAAGAGGGGAAAACACGCCTTGAAAACCTTGCAATCGCAAAACAAATGCAGAAAGAGGGCAAAGACGCAAAAACAATCCGACTTGCGACAGGGTGGGAGAAAGGCGCGAGAAAGTGGAGATATGAAATAAACGACGACGTGAAACCATTTAATGATGATTACACGCCGAGAAGATTTATTGATGATAGCGAGTATGAAAGATTAAACAAGAAGTTTAACGACGCAATCGAGCAGGGAATGTTTCCACCTTTACCAAGTGCAGAGCAAGAACTTTTCGACTCATACAACGACGCAGAAAACGAGTTTATCGGGAAGTACATAGAATACGACAATGTGGGAAATGCAAGCTGGAAAGCAGCTGTACCATTTGACCACGTTATAAAAGCACCCGAACTTTTCAGAGCATACCCCGAATTAAAGAAAATACAATTCACGATTGACCCGACATTGCCAAGAGGTGTACACGGCGCGACAATCGGCGATATTGACGGAAATATTACAATCGCGCTTGCAAATGCAAGGTTAGGAAAATCAACGCTTTTACACGAGATACAGCACGCAATACAGAATATCGAGGGTTTTGCAACAGGTAGCAACAGAAGTGATTTTTCAGAAAAAGGCGGCTTGAGCGCATACGAGCAGTACAGACGCACGGCGGGAGAAGTGGAAGCGCGTAACGTACAAAAACGGCTTGATATGACAGCCGAAGAACGCCTTGCAACATTGCTTGCGGAAACGGAGGACGTAGCAAAGAAAGACCAGATTATTCTTGATAAAGCGACGGCGGCTTATTGCCAGAGCATAGAGAACGCGGAGAAAATCGGGGAAATAAACGGCGTTGAAGTTTTTGACCGATTGCCCGACGGCTACAAAATCGACACAACAGCTCACGCGCCCGCAGGCTACATTTACGCGCATAACGGGAAAAGCAGATTTTCGGGACAGCGCAAAGCGGTTTATGTTGTAAAGCCAGAGCCACAAATTGAAAGCGTCAGAAAGCAATACGAGGGAACGGCGCAATGGCTTAAAGCACCGAACGGCAACGACACGAACTTGACCGAAAAACAATGGCTACAGGTGAGAACGCCAGCTTTTAAGGAATTTTTCGGCGATTGGGAAAACGACCCAAAACACGCAAGCAAAATTGTAGATGAGAACGGCGAGCCGAAAGTGTGTTATCACGTTACAAGTGAAAACTTTGATACATTCGACATAGACAAGGCGCGGGCAAATAGCGACATTCAAGCATTTTTCTTTTCGTCAGATACGCAGGATTGGGGAGATATGGGAGAAAATACGCTAGGTGTATTTCTCAATATGCGAAACCCAAGCAAAAAGCCGTATGTAAAGCAGAGTGAAAACAATGCAGGAATAAAAGCGCGTGAAGAGTTGCAGGCAAAAGGCTTTGACGGCACAATCGAAGCGGAAGACGGGCTAGAAACAGAATATGCAGTATTCAATGCAAACCAGATAAAGAGCGCAACCGACAACAACGGCGATTTTGACAGCACAAACAATTCTATTTTGTTTCAAGTAGTAACAGAAGAAGATTTGAAAAAGCGTATTGAAAGCGTAAAACATACGCCACAGAGAGCGGACTATATCAAGCGTTATTACTCGGACATAAAAGAGCAGTACGAAGAAAAAGAAGTTGAAACACCAAGTGGAAAAGCAAGAATTGAAATTGCAAAAGAAAAAGACGAAAACGACAAGCGAACAAAGAAAGAACTTGACGCGTTAGTCCAATTTGCAAAATTAGGATATTACCCGACATTACTTTCAGAAAGTATGAAAATCGGGGAAGAAAGACATATTGACGCGCTTTTGAATCATAATGTATTGCTTGAGATAAAGCACCCGACAGGAAACGCAAACGGAATTGCAAAAGAAATCAAAGACGGAATCAACAAAGATAATTCAGAAATTATATCTGTTTTTCTGATTGATAATGCAGACATAAGCGACGAATCAATAACAGAGTGTCTTAATAAAAAACTTTCTTATTTGCACGGCACAACAGACGGAGTTTTCATTTTCAGAAATGGTAAACTTTCAGAAATAAAAATACCGCGAGTGGAATCTTTGCAGACCCGTTCTCTCGGCAACTCTAATTCTAGCACGTTGTTTCAATTTGTCAATAACGAAGAGGAGCTTTTCAACGAAGCAAAGAAATATAAAACGTGGGAAGAATTCCGCGACGCGCAGGAAACAGAGGACACGACAAGCCACTACAAAGCCGCAGACATTGAAGAGCCAGTCGACATTGAGCAATTCGCAAAAGAAAGTGAAGCCGTGTTGAACGCCAAGAGCGAGGAATTGCAGCGCCTTGATAGCGAAATTGCAGACCTTGAAGCCAGAGCCGAGATTTACGGGGACGCATTTTTAGACGCGGAATATTTACAGGAATTGCAGGACGAAAGGCGAGTGCTGGAAGCTGACATCGCGGGAAACTTCAATTTTGGCGATATGGAAAAAAACGCTGAATTGTGGTTAAGCGACACCGACGCAAGAAACGCATTTTATAAGACGATATGGGAGAGCGCAAAAGAAGCTGCTGAAAAAGAAGAATACAGCGACGAGAACCGCAAAGCCGCATACATTCAAGCGGGAGGAGATGAAACAGAAGCCGCCGAGAGCGAGAAAGACCGCCAATTCTACGATTTTATTTCAAAAGATGAATACGCATTGAGCCAATTCTTGAAAGAAGTTGCTTTTATCGCAAAGGAAGCGAACCGCGAAATCACGGACGACAACCGCCCGTCAGACGAAGAAGAGCTTGCAATGTACGAAGAAAAGCAAAGATTGCTTGACCGATACGACAAGGAATTAAGACACGGCGCGTTTAGATACGTAGTAAGCCAAGCATTGAAAAGCCTTGACAACAGCAAGAAAGTTGAATTGACCGAGCGACAGCGCAAAACAATTTTAACGCTGATTAAAAACAACAAGCGCGACTATCGCGACATTTACGCGGACTTTATGAACGAGAGCGACTGGAGCGTAGAAGAGGGCTACAGGGCAGGAGATAAACTTGCAGTGCGGATTATGAGTCCAGACTTTAATGCGGAAGACTACACGCCAGAAGAGCGAAAACGCATTGCGGATAAACTCGACTTCAAAGACCTAAAACGCGAACTCAAAAACGGAAGTATGAGAATGGAACTCGAAACCGTGCAAAAATTAGCAAACGGATTCGAGAACGAAATCGAGGAAATCCGCGAAGAGAAAAAGGCACTTGAAAAGAAAATCGAGGACAACGCAGAAGCTAGCGCAGATGAAACACGCAGACTAAAATATTTGCACGAAAAAGAACTTGAGAAAATCGACAAGCGGGACCAGGCGCGGGAAGTGCAGAAACTCAAAGTAAAGCTGTTAAAGTCCATAACGCGAAAAGTACGTTTTGACGCGGTAAACTACGAAGAGGGACAAAAGATTATTGCAATACAGCAGCTTTTTACACCGCAGCTGAAAAACTTTGTGGACTCATTCTTGAACAGCGAAGAGCCATATTTGCGCGACGCATTATCGCAGTATAAAACATCTTACGATTACCGCCGAAGATTGCAAGCACTTGCACAGCGCACAGGCGGCGGAAGCGGAATCCGAAAGATGATAAAAATATTTGACACAAAACCTTTTGAGAAATGGACGGAAGAAGACAAGCGCATTGTTGCCCGATATTTGCCGCGCACCGACTGGATAAAAGAATTAGACCTTGAAGAGCTGACAAAGAGAAATAAAAGCGTTTTGCGTTTTGACTTGCAGAGCGAAGAAACGCAGAAACTTTTAGCCGACCTTTTGCCGCCAGATTTACTTTCTCTTGTAACGAATGAAAAGATGAAAGACTGGACGCTTGACGACGTAGAAGAGCTTGCAGAACTTGTAGACGACTTGAGAAGAGAGGGACGAGAGAAACTAAGGCAGAAAAAAGAAGTTGAGATTGCCCGCGCCGAAAAATTGCGCGACAGAATAGAGCGCGAGATTTTGTCTAACGGCTTGCACATTGACGAGGACGACACGCCAGAAGAAAAAGAGCGCAAGCAAAAAGCTATTGAAAAGTTTAAGAAAGAGAAATTGCCGAAAATCCTAGGAATTGGAGCGGCAACAAAAGGCACACTGAAAGCAAGCCAAGAAAAGCAGAGCGCATTTAAGCGGCTTTTGCACGGTTACGGCGATATGAATATGAAACGTTTTGCGCGTATGCTTGACAACGGCGAAAGCGGAATAAATACAACATTGCTTGTAGACCAAGAAAACGATTGTTTCAACAAGGAACACAGCGCCATTTTTGAGAGAAGCAGCAAAATTGAACAAGTTTTGAAAGACAACGGCTTGAAAGTCGAGGACTTGTCAAAAATTGTTGAGGTTGATTTTGGCGGAGAAAAGCAGGAATACACAATTGACGAGCTGTTGTATTTTAGAGCGGCAAGCAAAGATGAAAAATCGCGCTATGCGGTTATGTGTGGAAATATGTTTGATGAAACAATCAAAGCTGCATACAGACAAACGCCAGAGAAACAGCAAGCATATTTGAGAATGTGCAAAGTCAAGTTTAAGAACGTTTTGAACGCCGCGGAAAAAGTGCTAGACGACAACCCAGCATTAGCCGATTTTGCAAACGCGATTGCGGAGGATTACAGCGAGCAATACGGGCGAATGAATGAAATTTGTATCAAAGAGTTTAATACGCCTATGGGAAGAGTTGATTGTTATGTTCCATTGGTAAGACTTGAGAGCAACGGCGACACGAACGAAAACAAAATCAAAGCGGATATGCTAGGCGCGACAGGAAGCACGGCGAATAATAACGTTGATGACGGAATGAGAAAACAGCGCGTTGACATATCGCCCGCAAATCAAAAGCCCGTTGAAGTCGGACTTTATAAAACGTGGTGTAAATCGCTTAATCGCACAGAGCATTTTATTGCTTATGCGCCATATATCCGAGAATTGCACAGAGTGTACACAGGACGCGACGGCGCGAAAATGCGACAGTACATTGAAAACCGCTACGGGCAGGGCGCATTGCAATATATCAAAGATTACATTAACGAAGTTGCAAACCCCGATGTATCATCGTCATTGAGCGAGCTTGACCGCGTAGTTAGAGCCTTGCGAGGAAAAACCGCGCCCGCATATCTAGGGTGGAAAATATCGGGAATCATAAAGCAGGTTTGTACATCGCCGTTTCCATTTATGCAATATGCAACCCCCGCAGAATATGGACGCGCAGTTTTTGACTTTTTGCGACATAAAGAAATGGGAGAAGCAATCAAGGCAAAATCGGCATATATGAACAGCCGAGTATTTGACCCAATGATTGACCTTTTGAAAGAGCAGGAAGAAAAAGAAACAAAGCCATTGTTTGCAAAATATGACGCATTTTTGAAAATGGGTATGCAAGGGCTAGAAGCTGTTGACTGGTATTGTGTCGCGCCTGGGTGGCTTGCTGTTTACAGAAAAGAATTGCAGAAGCTCAACAGCGCAGAAGCAAAACAAGCGCGATACGACAGAGCATACAAAGCCGAGATTGCAGAAGCCAAAGCACAATACGGAGATTTAGCAAGCCTTGGAGATATGCAGTTGCAGATAGAAGCGGACGCAAGAGCCGCAGCCGAAGCCGAGCGCGATATTAGCGAAGATGAGATTGAAAAGCGAGCAGTTGCAAAGGCGGACGAAATAACAAGAATGTGTCAGCCGTCAGCGCGCCTTGCGGATTTAAGCCCGCTTTTCAAAGAGAGGGGAAAAGGCAGCGAGCTTTCAAGAGCATTTTTGCAGTTTACGACATCGCTTAATGTTATATGGCAGAATCTCCGTTATGACTTGCCGAACGCATTAAAGCGCAAGCAGTGGAAGCAGGCAATAGGAACATTAACGGGCTATGTTTTGGCAGGCGTTCTTGTCGGTATGGTAAGCGAGGGATTGCCAGAGCCAACAGGCGACGACGACAAAGACAAAGAAAAGAGATTGCGCAAGATTGCTTATTATTCAATCACACAGTTTACGGACTCAATCCCAATTTTGGGAAACATTGCAACGAACACAGCAGAAAGACTTGTTGCAGGAGAGAACAAATATCAAGGCAATTCTGATTTATTTCCAATCATAAGCAAAATACAAAACGGCTTGTATGCAGCAGAGCGCGAGGACTACTTGAAAGCACTTTCTAATTTTGGCTATGCGGCAGGACTTGCGGCAGGCGTGCCAGTTTCGGAACTTAAAGAAGCAGGATATACAGTCGGAATCGGCGACGGCGACGGAAAGTTGCAACCACACCCAACCGCAATTTTAGGACGCAGACCAAAAGCAGAAAAAGAAAAGAAATAAAACTAAAGCCCGCATTTTTGCAAAATATACGCAGCGACAAAAATATTTTGATTTTCTGTCGCTGTTTTTATTGCTTTTATAATTTTTTTTGCGCTGTTGAGTAAGATTTTTGTAATTAGGAGCGTTTTATGGCAGATTACAAGTATTTTCTTGGAAACGTGAAAGGCAAAGACGGAACGGACGGCAAGAACGGCAAAGACGGAAAAAGCATTACAGAAATTACAACGAGCAAAAAAGACGGAACAGCCACCGTTACAATAAAATGGAACGGCGGAGCGGACAAAGTTTTTTCTGTCAAAGACGGAGAAAAGGGCGAAAAAGGCGAGCGCGGAGAGAAAGGCGAAAAAGGGGAAAAGGGAGATAGCATAAAAGGAGAGCGAGGCGAGCGCGGAGAAAAGGGAGAGCAAGGCGCGACAGGAGCAACGGGCGAAGCAGGCAAAGACGGCGTTAGCATTGTTTCCATTGAGCAGACACAAACAGGCGAAGCCGACGGTGATATTAACATTGTTACATTCACATTGTCGAACGGCAAAAAAGCCGCGTTTTCTGTAAAGAACGGAAACACAGCAGGCGCACAAGCAATGCAAAAAAGCGTGATTGAGAACGCAGGCGCGGGAAAATACAAAGAGTCAACGATTGCGGACACGCTAGACACTTTGAACAATTTGCTTATGGCAGAAGCAGCCGCCAGAGAAACAACAGTTTCAACGGAAGAGAATAACAGAAAAGCAGAAATCACGCGCCTTGAAAGCAAGATTGACGCTATCGACACAGACAAAACAATACAGATAGAAGACTTGCTTAAAGAGGAAACAAAAGAAAGAACACAAGCCATAGAAAGTATTTCTCAAGGACTGGAAAAAACATACACAACGCTTGACGCGGCAATCAAAGCAGAAAGCACAGAGCGAAGCACAGAAATTGCAACCACCGCCGCCACAATCAGAGCCGAGATAAAAGACGAAGCCGACGAGCGAGAAAACGCAATTACAGGCGAGCAGAGCGCAAGAGCAAAGGCAGTTAAAGATGAAGCCACAGAGCGAAGCGCAGAAATTGCAACAACAGCAAAGGCAATCAGAGCCGAACTTTCTAGCGCGACCAACGAGCGCAAGGCGGAAATTACAGCCGAAGAAACAGAGCGAAAAGAAGCGTGTACTTTGCTTGAAGACAAAATCAGAGCCAACACGGACGCAATCGAAGTTTTGAACGGCGACGAAACGACAGCTGGAAGCGTGAAAAAAGAAGTTTCAGACGCTATCGCCCGCGTTGTTGCAGAAGCACCAGAAGCCTTGAACAACCTCAAAGAAATTGCGGACTGGATAGCGCACAACGAAGACGACGCAACATCAATGAATAGCGCAATCCAAAAAAACGCCAACGACATAAAAGCCGCAGTCAAAGAGCTAAAAGAACTTATTGCAGCAGAAGCAAAGGCGAGAGGGGACGCAATCGAAGACGAAGAGAGGGCAAGAAACAACGCGCTTGCAGATGAAGTTACCAACCGCAACAAAGCAATTCAGTTATCGGCGGCAATGGAAAGCGAGCAGAGATTAGCCGCAGTCAATGAACTTAACAAAATAATTAACGAGCAGACCGACGAAGACACAGACATTGATTTTTCAAACTTCACTCTTGATGAATAAAGCAACAAGGAGCAGACAATGAAATTCGTTACAAAGTATTTTTTGAAGCAGCAATTTACAAACTTCTTTGCGCAGGTTGTAAAGCCCATTGCAAAAAAAGAAATAGAGGACAGAAAAAAGGCTATTGAGGATTATTGCCCGTATCCTATCGGCGCGGTTTATGTGCAATACCCAACGACAGCAGAACCCGCGACTTTTTGGAAAAATACGAAATGGAAAGAAATGGATTTTCAAGGAGCATTTTTTAGAGCAAACGGAGGAAATGCAAACGATTTTATCAACGCGGGAGAAGAGCTTGTAATTCAAGAGCAGGAAATCCAAAAACACAAGCACACTATCGAGGCGCAGTATGTCAGAGCGTCAGGCGACCCAAACAGCTTTATTCCATTCACACGCAACAGAGCGGGAACGTGGAACGGCGGAAGCGCGGGAATTTCAAACGAGGGAAACGAAACATTTTATGTTCCGGAACACGAAACACTCGAAACAGGAAGCGGAGAAACCCGCCCGACGAACTTTACAATCCGAATCTGGAAGCGCACAGAGTAATTTTTAGAAAGAACGAGGAGAAAGAGAAAATGGCAGAATCGGCAGAACTTGAAACAATGAACTATCGCTTGACCAACATTGAAGGCAAACTTTCACGGCTTGAGCAAATGCTAACGCAAGAAGCATTGCAGGAGCGCGATATTTCAGAATTGCAAAAATCAGTGTCAAGATTTTTGAACTTGTACACAGAACAAAGCGAACGCTTGCGCGCCCTGGAAGAAAAGCAGACCAACATTGAGGAAGTAAAAAAAGCACTTAACGCACACGACAAACGAATAGAAGCCCTAGAGCTTGCGCCACTTCAAACGCGCGCGGAAAAATGGACAGTCATTGTTGACTACATTTTCAAAGCAATAATTGCGCTAACGTGTACAATGCTTTTGTCAAAAGTAGGTTTATCACTGTAAATGTGGGACGAGGGCTTAAAGGCTAGAGAGCGGGAATTTGTTTTAGCATTTTGCACAGACGACGCTTGCTTTTGGAACGGCACGAGAGCTGCAATGAAAGCTACGGGGCAGGACGAAGCGAGCGCAGCCGTAACAGCAAATAGACTTCTCAAAAAGCCGAATGTAAAAACAGCAATAAAACTTCTCATTGAGAGCGTACAGCCCGAAGCCGACGCAGAAAATATCTTTCGTCTTTTGCACGACCTTTTTATCCAAGCCACCTACAACCCCGCCGACATCATCGACGAAAACGGACAATTAAAAAACTCACTCGACGAAATGGGAGATAAAGCAAAATGTATTGCACAAATCATACCGCTTGCAGACGGCGTTAGAATTGTATTGACCGACCGCGACAAAGCACAAACAAAGTTGATGAAATACTACAACTTAATTCGAGAAGCACCAGAAATCAAGGCGGAAATGCCTGTCATTATGCTTGCAGACAAAGAAAAGGACGTTGACCAATGGAACGCCGTCAATGCACCTAAAAGCGAGGGCGAGCAATGAGTGTTTTGTGGAAGCCGCAGCCAAAGCAAGCAATCGCGCTATCTTGTCCCGCCACAGAATTATTTTATGGAGGAGCGGCAGGAGGCGGAAAAAGCGACTTTCTTTTAATGGACTGCTTTTCAGGCGTAGTGAAATATGCGAGAACATACCGCGCAATAATCTTCAGACAAACCACCGTGCAATTAGGCGAGCTTTTGCGAAGAGCAAACGAATTATATTTGCCAATGGGAGCGCAATTCAAGCAAAAGAACGCACTAGGAAACAATATCTATTTTTTTCCAAACGGAGCGACAATCCAATTTGCATATCTTGAAAGCGACAGGGACGTTGAAATCTATCAAGGACAGCAATTTTCATACGTCGGTTTTGACGAACTCGGAAACTATCCAAGCCCGTATGCGTGGGATTATATGCAATCACGCTTGAGAAGCGCAGCAGGAAACAAAAGCTACATCAGAGGCACGGGCAATCCTGGGGGAAGAGGGCAAGGGTGGATAAAGCAACGCTTTATGAACGGCAAAGAGCCGAACAAGATTTATAAAACGGCGGTAAAACTTGCAGACGGAAGCGAGCGCGTTTATTCAAGTTGCTTTATTCCGTCCACGCTTTACGACAATAAAATCTTAATGCAGAACGACCCCGACTATGAAGCAAAAATGATGATGTTACCGCCACACCAAAGGAGGGCACTTTTGGAGGGAAACTGGGATATTTTCGCGGGAAACGTCTTTTCTATTTTTAACAGACAAACGCACGTTAAACCGCATTTCATACTTGATAGCCGTTACTGGTTTAAATTTTGCTCTATGGACTGGGGATTTTCACGCCCTTATGACTTGCAGTTTTGGACAGTCAACGCAGAGGGCAGAATGTATATGTATCGAGAAATATACGGTTGCAAGGAGGGAGAATATAATGTAGGAGTAAAAGAGGGAAGCGACAGTCTAGCCAAGCGGGCTTTTGAAATTGCAAGCACGGAGGGCGTAAGCTGTTGCGTTGCAGACCCCGCAATTTGGAACAAAGCCGACGACGCACCGAGCATTGCAGAAGTTTTTGAAAAATACGGCTGGCAGATGATAAAAGGAAACAACGACCGAAAGAACGGACTTATTCTTTTTTATCAAATGTTAGAGAACACGGACCATAACGGAATTCCAATGTTGACAGTCGCTCCCGAATGTGAGGGCTTTATCCGAACGATACCCGCACTAACGCCGAACCCGAATTGTCAAGAAGACATTGACACATCGCTTGAAGACCACCCATACGACGCGGCACGATACGCGGTTATGTCAGACATCGCACAGCACCCGACACGCTACATTGTGAGCGACAGTTACCGCCACGAAGCCACGCGCACAAGTTGGAATCCGTTAGCATAAAAAGGAGATTTTATTTTGGAGCATATCAAACAGAACGACCCAAGACTTAATGAAAAGATACAGAAAATCGGTTGTTTCTTTATTTCTTGTGCAGACGTTGCACAGATGAAAGCAAACAAGACATTGACCGCCGAGCAAATCAACGACGTTTGGAACTGGAGCAAAGACACACACAGAATTGACGGACTCGACAACATCACCGACAGCGCGAGTATCATAAACCGCTTTTTGCGAGTGCTTGAAAGCGACGGGCATTTTTGCGAAGTGGGAACATTCAAGGACGGAAAAACCACCTTTTATCCGTCAGTCCAAAATAAGCACCGCCACATTGACGCGCTTATTCAAAAGATAAAGCAGGGCGGAAAGTCAAAAACTCATTTTAGAGTTGTGAACAATGCAGGCGAACTTTTGGAAGACCCACACGAGCCGCCAATTAAGGCACTCGATATTTACTACAGCATTTTGTATGCGTATATCCCATAAGCAACAGGAGGAAGAGAGAAAAATGTTTTAATCCAAAAGGCGCGGGAAGAAGCCCGAAAGAAAAAGGAAGTTGCCCGAAGCCGTCGGGAAGTTACCCGAAACAAAAAGGAAGATACCCGAAAGCGTCGGGAAGATACCCAAAGAGAAAAGGAAGATACCCGAAACAATCGGGAAGAAGCCCAAAAGAAAAGGGCAAGGAGATTTTTATTATGGCTACAACACCATTTGCACAGAAATTGTCAGACGCAAGACTTTTGAGCGACGCAGTAAAGGCGCACGAAGCAGAACTTTTGAAAGTCGGACTGGAAGAGAAAACCGCCGAGAGCTTGAAAGAATGTGTTGATGAACTTTCACGGCTTGACACCGAGCAGGAAAAACTCAAAGCCGAGCTTAAAGTAACCACCGCCAAAATGGCAGACGTTCTCAAAGTGCTTGACGGCGTTATGATTGATTGCAGGAAGAGAGTGAAACTTGCTTTTAAGAGCGAGCAGTGGAAAGAATTCGGCATTGCCGCCACACGCTAAAAAGGCGCGGGAGAAAAAAATGACAAATACAAGGGCTAATATTTTTCAAGAAGAGGACGGAGCATTTTCTATGCGAAGACTGCTTGCATTTTTGTTTGCGCTTGTTTCTTTTGTTGCGGGGCTTTTGTGCGTGTTCTATCGGCTTGACTGGAAAGCAATCACGGCAGCTTTTGGCATACCCGCCACAGCTTGCATTCTGATGTTGTTTTTCACGACGTGGACAGACATAGCGCAAGTAACGGGAAGCATAAAAAAATGAAAGGAGGAAGCCTTGCACAGATTATTTTTTGTGTTGTTTTTCTTTCTTGCCTTGTCAGTTGCAAAAGCACAGACATACACAATATCGGAAGCGCAGATAGCGAAACTCGAAACGATATTGCAGAGCTACAAGAACGACAGGCAGACGCGAGAGAAAACGCTATCAGAATTGAGGAGCGAAGCCGAGATATTGCGGACGGAATCGGAGAACTTATTGAACAATCTCAAGGAAGCGCGGGAACAGACGCGGAACTTGAGAAGCTCATTAACGAGATACGAGAGGGAAACGCAACAGGCACAAGCGACAATCGAGAGACAACAACAGAAGATAGCCGAAACGAAAGAAGCGTATCTCAAAGAGAAGATTAAAGAGCGCAACTTTTTAATAGCTTTAATCGTTACGGGCTTGTTATTGATAATATGCTTAATTGCGACGGGCTTTTTATTCGTTAAATTGCGCTGTTGAGATAATCTAGCATTTCATTTTGCCAGCCGATTATATCGATTAAATCGGACGGCTTAAAATTGGTATATGTTTTTTCAATGCCCGAAAGGGTATGACCCGCAATTACTTCTACTTTTTGCGGGTTTATATTTTGCGCTTTTGCGTCAGTGATAAAAAAATGTCTAAACGAATGACAAGATAGCTTTCTTTCTTTTGCATTTTCCAAAGAAGCGAAAACAGGGCGCAAGGAATTGCGGATAGCCGATTGTGCATTTTTTGTATTCATTGACCGCACGAACGGCACGAGCCGAGGAGAAAGCGGAATATATCGCGCAGTTTTTGTTTTTAGCGGGATATACTCACCGTCTTTGTCTTTTTGCTGTTGTAAATACACGAAGTCCACGCCGTCAATTTGCACAATGTCATTTTCAGTAACACCGTACAATTCAGAAAAGCGCATACCCGTTAATGCGAGGAGCAAGACAAACGCGCTATTAACGCCCGCCGAGCGAAAGACGGCGCGCACTTCCTCACGAGTGAACGAATCGCGCACGCTATCTTTTTGGAGCGCAGGGAGATTTTCGGCAGGATTGGAAGAAATAAGATTGTCATTGACCGCCGACTTGAATATGATATTCAAGACCAGAACGCACACTTGAATAGTATTGACCGCCAAGCCGTCAGCAAGGAGCGAAGCTCTCCACGCTTTTATTTTGCTATGCGTGATTTCTGATAAATCCATTTTTTCAAAATATGGCAGAACCCGATTTTTCAAAAGTTGTCGATACGATAAAAGCGTGTTTTTTGAAAGCGGCTTGTTTCTGTCAGAAAGATATACGCTATCGCTATCAAAGAAGCCCGCGGCATAATCAGCAAACTTTTTTGATGAAGTAACAAGCGAGCCAGTCAAAAAGAGCTTGTCGCAATAAATCCGAGCCGAGTTTTTGCTTGTGCAGTGTGTTGTTTTTCCGCAAGTTCGAGAGCCGTCGAGGGCGTATGTTTTGTAATACCAATATTTGCCGCGCTTGTATAAACAATACGGTTGCTTGTATCTGCTCAT